CCAAAGGAAAGTAGATATTCCTTTCCATCATTTGCTCTTGTATCCATTGAATGAATCCACCCTGCTGACCAGAGACTTCAATCCCTACTGATTGGGGCTTGTACATCTGGGCAAGCTTGAATAAACCGTCAATGTTCTTATTCATTAATTGGCGTTTACATACCCCATCTACCCATAACCAATCACCCACATTGTTGTAGGCCCAGACACTAATGACAGAGTAATCACTCTTCTGCTTCTCACTGGTAGCAAAGTCTGTCGTAATGTAGAAGTTAAACCTGTTCTTATTCCTTAATACAGCATCTATCTTGTACCAAGCAATATCAGCATCCTGAATGAGTCGATCTTCATCACTCATGATCCTTAACATCAACTCCTGGTTGAATGTATCAACCTTACCTAACTTAACAGCAGTCTCGTACTGCTCTAATACGTACTCATAGGTAAAGCGATCCGGCCAGCTCCCTTTAAACTCTTCTTTGGTACAAGGGAACACTTCACACACAGGAAAGACATTAACTGTCCAAGCACCAGACTCTACTGCCTTATACAGTGGGTCTTTCGCATTGAATGGTGTACCACTCCATATAATGATGTTCTTGGTAGGATGTAGTGCGTAGTTGACTGCTTTATATACTGTATCTTCTACAGCAGAGATTACTGTAGTGGATCTAGCGTCTTCATCACTAATTAAGTCATCTAGTACTGCCAACTGTGGTCTAGTACCTAATTCTTTGGCACCCCGCACGCCTGTCTTGGCACCGTACCCTTTGACAATAAATACCTTGCCATCAGCATTCTTGAACTCCCATCGAATATCCGTGAACCTAACTTCAGGCACATACATCTTCAGGAAGTCAGAATTTTCCCAGCGGTACTCCAGGTTCTTACGCATGTTCTTGACACCATTCTCGATGGAGTCAGATACATACAGCGCCAAGCTAATCTTGCCGAAACCGGGAATCTCGCCATAGGTAGCGATGTACAGGAATAGGTACTCACCCATCACCGTAGTCTTGGCTATACCACGGTGGCATAGATTAACGATCCTACGCCCACCCTCTGTCAGGGTATCCAGCATCCTGTAGTGAACCAGGGGAGTCTTATGCTCTTCACCCTGAACACCGTTCACTAACTTGATAAAGGTAACAAACTCTAGTGCGAACTCACTAGGTACGTACTCAGTATCAATAGAATAATCCGTAGCGTTGAGATACTCCTCTACCTTCCAAGGAGCTAATGCCTCCGCTACAGGATCATGCATTACTTAGCCAACACAACACTAGAGAAGACAACTTTCTGGCAATAAGCCATACCTACTTTAGTCATACTGGCAATATCCAGATTATCAGAAGTGGCATAGTAAATAGACAGCATATATACCCCAATATCAGGCGTAGGGATATTGGTAAAGGTCACACTACCTGGTGTATCAATCGTGGCAGGAGTAATAGCTGAATGCTCTACATTCGTCTTTACACCACTATTCACATTGAATATCTCGGCGTGATATCGAAGACCAACGTTATTCAAATACTTGGAAGCAGGAATGGTATACGTGCAAGTAATAGTAGCTGCAGTTACATAGTCCATTATTATATTTCCTTATACAAAGAACTATTATGCACGCTTCTTACCCCATGCACCAAAAGCAAAGTTAGGTTGATTGGTTTTAGCCATAGGAAAGAAACTAGCCCAATCCTTTGGTTTAAAAAAATCAGCCTTCTGTGCTTGAGCTGCAGGAGCAGCATTACCACCAAATACTTTCTTCTGGAATTCAAGCCAGGGATTAGGACCACTCGCTACCACAGGAGCAGCTTCTTCTGTAGCAGCCATATTCACTAAAGCTTCCATAGGAACTTCTTCAGGAATACCCATAGCAGGAACTACAGCACCCATAGAAGGTGCAGCAGCAATAACTTGAGAAGGCAATGCAGGCTGTGTAGCAACAGCCCCATTAGAGGCCATCCTATCTCTTACCTGTTTCTCATATTTAGTGCCTTCACCATAAGCAGCCAATCCCCTTGCCTTGGCGTAATCAGCAGCAAATCGAATATGTTCATCCAGGTTATTCCAATCCTTAATAGGATCTACACCATAACCAGGCTTCTCTCCTGTAGACCTTAAAATACCAAAAGGCCCAGTGGCAGTAGACTCCTTACCAGTATGTCCGGCAATGCGTTTACCATTCTTGTCAGCTTCATAATGAAACTTAGCTGGATCTTTCAAATAAGCTTCAGAATTACTACCTACTTCTTGCTGCAGAATACTCGCCATCGTACCGGCTTCTAAACCAGAAGCTTTCTCAGCAGCACTCAGTTTTTCTAATAAACCATCCGGTAATCCTAATGTATTAGCCATATAACACCTCCATTACTTCGGGCCATTATAAAGCCAACACATCCACACCATTACCACAGGTAATATTATATTTACTGACTATTTCTACAGCTTCTTTAGCATCGCAACCACATTCCATTGCCACCATTGCACCTTCAGCCCCCGAACCAAAAGCAGCAAAAGAGTCCTCTAATAACAAAGGATGCGGGCTATTAACGTATTCCCATACAGAACCATCTGGTTTAATCACTACCATTCCAGCATCATATTCAGGATCGTTATTACTAGCGACTGGGAAATTATCAAATACACACCCATCTTTAAACCAGTTAATTAAAGCGATTCCCATTGACATATTTCCATATATGCCAAGCATATAGTTTTCATGCCTAATAATTTTGGTTCCTGTATTTTTCATATGGCCCACACACAACAATCGATCAGCCGCCAGTATCTTACCATCCCAAGCAATTACAGTCATTCAGCTACCTCTTCAGGAATAACATCAATAATCAATTTACTATGGGCAACCTCTTGAGCATTCATAGCACCGCTATCAATCATCAATCTCTGCTGCCTAGCCAACTCTAAGGTAGTTAATCTTAACGCAGCAATAGAACTATCTTCTTTTATATTCAAATCCATTTCTACCTTGGTAACTTCAGGCATCTTCAACTGAACTAATAATGAATTGGCTGCATCACAACGTACCTTCTCGCTATTCGCGTTAACCATTAGATCAGCCTGCACATTCAGTGCCCTCTGATACAGATCCTGGTTCAACACATAAGAAGGAATGAGCGTTTGCTCAAAGATAAGATTTACAAGCTTGGCTTTGTTATATGCAGTTACATAGCTGGCTATGTCTTTTGCTTGAACACCTTGAGCCACGAATCGCTTGTATTTATCCGGGAAGGTCTTGGTATACGCCTCAATATTGGTACAGCCCATTAGCTTATGGCTAACGTACTTCACTGCATCAATATAACTACTTACCTTGAATCGGCCATCAACCATGACCTTAGTGTATGAAAGCAGGTTATCTCTATAGGCTTCATACATCTCAGGATCAGACAGAGTGGTATTGATCTGATCAATTAACTCTTGGTTTACAGAACGCTTCACCTTCAAAGGTAAAGCATCCTTAAACTCTTCTACTGTTAAGCCAGACATGATTACTCCTAGTTAATATATCGGGAGTATATCGTAGGGTTTAACAGAAAATACTAAAAATAATATTTTGAGATTGAATTACAAGAACAGGGTAATTATGTTCTTTTATCCTGAAAATGATAATTCAGAATTTAGTAGGCAGGGGTGAATAGATACTCCCCTAGAAGACACTAGGGTTATCCAAGATATATGAATAGATAAATGCTTCTAATATTTCTTTGAATTAGAAAGTAGTGATTAAAAAATAGGCAATCGCATTGGCTGATTTTTTATAATCTGGGTATGAGTGTAGGGCCTGACTGTCAGGAGCCTAAAGTCAAGATCACCCCCCCTGGTGTCTGACTATCCATAACTTTCAACTACCTACCCCACCCTTCATCGCTACCGCGTGTACTGTGGTGTGTAACGTGCATACCATTCATTAACCTGATCAGGAGGTCATCATGACCGTAGCATTCAAGCAACTAATGTCCCTCATTGTTTTATTCATTGAGGGTTTCTCAAACATCGCAATCGCATTCTCTAACATCACCGCTGTCGCAGCAGCGAGTAGTGGAGAGTACAAAGACGATGCAGAGCATCAACGTGAGCTTCGCGTAGCAGAGCGTACCAAGCTCCTTCAAGCACCTTAAGCATCACCTTGGCCTACCTTCGGGTAGGTCAAGATCTGTATACACATATACACAATACACACATAGATAGTCCCTTAAGTAGTAAGAGACAGTTTCCTCTAGGGTGACTGAAAATATACTTTTAAGTGAGCTAAGTCATTGACTTTCCGCACACTTTCCCACCCTATTTATATCTTTAGTCATACCGATATCTACCCGATGTA